ACCATAAGGTATCTCCTGTGGAATGTGAAAGTAAAACCAATACGCCCTTAAGGTTTTTTCTCCTAAAGATAGTCCTGTAAACTTCTCTATTCGCTCCCTTGCTGAAGTAATTAGTTCTTCTATTAAGTCGTTCTCCGATTCCGAAGAAATACGCATATAGTCTTTTGCCTCTTGCAAGGTAACTGGCTCGGTTGTTAAATCGGTTACAATTTCTACTTGAAATTCACTATTTATCATCTTCTTTTATAGGTTCTTGTATGTCTAAAACTCTTTTAAGTTCTAATAAAGCATCAGCTACTAATTTTGCATCACTTAAATTAAATACTCCTTTTTGTGTAGCAATATCAAGTCCTTGACCTAATATTCCAAATATTTGTTCGTTTGTCATTTTCAAAGTTACATTTTTATTCTATTTCTCCAAACTCAATATCGGGTTGGCTTTCGATAAATTCAATAGCTTTTACAATATTTGATACTTCGATTAAGTTAAAGCAACCTTTTGAAATTGCAATATTTAATGCTTCTTTTAATATCAGTTTTGATGTTTTGTTATCCATAATTAAAAGGGTAAAGGTGTGTTTACTGGGTATGTAGGAGGATTGATTTGTGAATCAATTTGTCCTTGAATACAAGCCTCTAAATTAGCCACTCCATCTACTCCTAAAACTGATTGTACCCAACCAACAACGATTTCGTTAGTTAAGTCCTCGTAAGGAATAAAAGTTTCTACATTCTCCGTTGAGAATTGTGCTATATTAGAAAGTGATGCTGAATATTCGCCATCTACTCCTACTACTAAATAATTTGCTATCACTACATAATCAGCTTCTTGAGCGATTGTTTGTGTGTATAGACTTTCGATTGTCCAAGTGTATGTTGTCATTATGCTAATAAGATTTTTTGTGCTACTCCGTTAATTATTACATTCCAAACTTTTGATGAAACATTTGTTTCTGTTACTACCGCTCCAGCGTTTGTTCCTGTGCTACCTACTACAAATTGATTTGCAGCAGTTGCAATAGCATCTTTACCTAAAATAACACTTCCACTAAAGTTACCTGTTTGAGTATTGTAACCTAAAGCACTATTATTTGAAGCAACCGTATTTAAACTTAATGCAACATCCCCAACCGCAGTATTATTTACACCTGTTGTGTTTAAAGACAAAGAGTTAAACCCGATTGCAGTATTTGAAGAACCTGTGTTAGCTTTTAATGCTCTATAACCAACTGCCGTTATTTCTACTCCACTTATGTTAGTTGAAGCTGCCTCAAATCCTACTGCGGTGTTATTAGATGCGGTGTTGTTTAACAAAGCACTTGAACCAACCGCCGTATTTGCAGAACCTGTGTTTGTAAATAAAGCACTTGTTCCAACAGCCGTATTGTTATTACCTACAATATTTGTAAATAATGCAGCTTGACCAATAGCAGTATTTGTTATACCTGTTGTGTTTGCAGTTAATGCTCTATCTCCTAATGCGGTATTATTTGTTCCTGTTGAATTAACAAGTAAAGTTTGAAAACCAACAGCAGTATTATTTCCGCCTGTTGATGCTTTTAAAGATTGATAACCAATTGCCGTTATATTTGTACCACTTGTGTTAGTTGATGCAGATTCAAAACCAACTGCTGTGTTGTTGTTTGCAGTATTGTTAAGTAAGGCAGCAGCACCTAAAGCAGTATTACTTGAGCCAATAGAATTAAAATATAATGCTTGAAAACCAAGAGAAACATTATTTATACCTGTTGTATTTGTAAATGAAGCCGACCTACCAATAGCAGTATTTTGCGACCCTGTATTATTTGCTGATAAAGAACTTACACCAACTGATGTGTTTTGCGAACCTGTTGTGTTTACAGTTAAAGCATTTACACCTACCGCAGTATTAGTTGCACCTGTTGTATTTGCGTTTAAAGTACCACTACCTAAAGCAGTATTTGTTGCAATATTTCCTAAACCTCTACCTACTTTTACTCCGTTGATTGTTGCATCTAATGCAAAAGTTGATGCTCCTGTACCGTCTATTGTTAAACGAGCAACACCATTAGTATATAATTTTAAATTATTTGCACCATTACAACTAATTCCTAAATCAGAAGATGAACCACCTGAAATAGCACTATCTGAACCTATTATACCAATAAATGTTGCACCATTTTTAAATTGTAAATAAGTATTTGTTCCACCTGTAATACCATTTATAATACTCGCACCTGCAATAGTAACTATACTTGATGTTTCACTTATAATTGAGTTTCCTAAAGCACTTGCTCCAGTAAACTTTGGTAAGTAATTAGTAGTTCCAGTTCCTGTAATAGGATTTGTTAAAGCTGATTGATATTGAGGTACATTTAAAACACCTGTACTTGAATTGTAAGTTGCTGCACCCGAAGTTCCTGTTGTAGTTAATGAAATAGCTGCTCTTGCTCTTGCATCAGTAAAGTAAAGATTAGTTCCCTCACTTATATTAGTTGTAGTTCCTGCTATTTTAGTCCATAAACCTGTTGAAGTTACATATTGTAAAATATCTCCATTAGAAGGACTTTGAGCAGCCACATTATGCAACTCATCCATTTCGTAGCCGTTTTGAATATTTACTTCTATTTGTCCTAAAGTTGGATGTGAACGAGTAACGATACCTACATAAACTAAATGATTAGGAGCGTATTGTTTAGTAGCAGTAAAAGCACCAGCAACCGTAGCACTTAAATATAATTGGTCTCCTTCAGTAAATGCAGAAGTATCTACACCTGTTAAATCCCCTATTACTACCACATATCCGTTAGCGTTATTAGCAATATTTTCTTGAACAAATCCAAAAGTTTGAGCAGAAGTAGAATCGCCTGTTGCAATAGCTTTTGATACCGTTGGCTTATTGCCTGTTGCACCACTAATATAAACAATCGTTCCTTTAGTTAAAGTTGCACCTGTATTGTTTCTTATTTCTCTTATTAAAGTTCCGTTAACCCAAGTTGCAGTAATTGTTCCAGCATCTTGTTGTGTTAAGGTTAAAGTATTTGTACCACTACCTGTTACGGCAGCAGAATTAATTTTATCGTTAAAAGCCGTATTCCAATTAGTAGAATTATCAGTTAAATAAGAAATAGTTCCTGCCGTAGATTTAACGATTCCTGTACCACTTAAAGTAGCTTGGAAATCAGCAGAAGATAAACCATCTAATAAATCAGCATTTAAGTTAGTTACTTTCGTAGTCGAAGCAACCGAAAAAGGAGCAGTACCAGTAGCAACCGAAGATGCTAATTGAGAAGTAAAGGTCTTAATACCTGCGATAGTTTGTGCGCCTGTTAATAAAACTGAATTACCTTGTGTGTAAGTTCGTAGAATTGCAGCAGTAACTTTTTTAGTAACCGCATTATCCACTATCGGTAATACATCCGCATCTTCTACCGTAACTAATGGATTTAATTCTGATATTTTAATATTAGCCATATTATTTCTTCTTTATTTTGCCCTTAAACTCTTTTGTAACGCCTTTATCTACGATTGCAGTAAAGTACCCAACTTTTATAAATTCTTTCATCTTATCGCTTAAAACGAGGTCGTATAGGTTATTCCTATAATACTTCTTGCCTTGATACGATATGTCTACTGAACATTTATACATTCTACAAAGTTACTAATATTTTTAGCAATTTTCTATTTTTTGGCGAAACGCTTTTTTTGGGATTCGGACATCTTTGCCCTTGTTTCTGCGGAGTGTGGTTTTTTCTTAAATCCTTTTTGATTTTGTGGTAATTTAGCAATATGTTCAGCAGTTTTCTTTTTGCCTTTATGTGACTGGCTTATCTTTTGTTTTTCTTCTTCAGTATGCCTTCTATTCATTCCTGCAATAGATAAATTCTTTCTCCATTCTTCAGTTATTATTTTTCCTTTACCTGAATCCGACATTTTCTTTTTACTTTCTTCGCTCATAAAACCACTCTTATCAGTAGTAGCTGTATAACGCAAATTAAGACCATCTAAGACACTTTCGTAATACTCTTGGTAATATCGTTCATAATAGTTTAAATCTTCTACCTGGCACTCCTTAATGATTTCTATTGTATGATTAACAAAACCATATTTTTCAATAGAAGCAAATAGCTTTGGTTGTAATTTACATTTGTGATTTTTATAGGCATTATGCCTTTTAAAATAATTAGTCGTTTGACCAATATAGATTTTACCACTTGGAGAAGTGATTTTATAGATTCCTATCATATTATTTAATTAAAGCGTTGTAAAGTTACGCAATATAAAGGAATAAAAAAAGGGTAGATACATTTAAGTACCTACCCGATTTTGCTTTAACTAATTAATAGTCAATACTTTAATTATGCTACGTTCCCTAAATCCGCAAAAATGGCTGCCGTAGGTAGCATTAAATTGATATTTTCGTAACACTCAATTCTAGCCGTAACTAAATTTTGTACGAAATTCGTTCCATTCTCGTAAGAGAAAGTAACATTCAATCCTTCAACTTCAACTCTTTCTAAATAGTCTCTATCAAAGATTAACACCTTGTCATCAGTTACCCAACTTGCTTCGAATACTGGAGTACCAAAGATAGTTAAACCACCAACACCATTAAGAACAACTGCACCAGCACCTGCATAATAACCTTTAGCAAAAGTTGCGATAATTAATCTTGCCATTTGAGCAGGAGAAACTAATGCGTAAGATGCATTAAAGTTTGCAGTTTTTTGGTTACCAATTAATTGGATAATTTCTTCAACATCATTTGTTAAACCACCAACGGCAGTAGAACCTGTTGCAGCAGTTGAAACAGTTGAGAAGAAAGCAGCATTTTCAGCCTTGTAAAAATCTCTCAACATCATACGAGTTAAAGTCTGCTCGATAAATGGTAAAGACTTCATCATTTGCTTTGAGAAAGTTGCAAAACCTGCGATATAAGAGTTAACTGTTTTTACTTCAGTCAAATCGTAATCAATTTGTCCTTTAGAAGCACCTTCAGTTTGAGCTACGATAGCACCTTCTGAACCACTTTCTTTGTAAGTAACATAAGTACCAGTCGCTGATTGAACAGTAGAAACTAAATCTCTAAAGTTTAATTTTTGAGCAGGTAAGATTGCTTGGTTAGGAGCGTATGTAGCTACTGAATCTCCTGTTAAACTTGTAGATAATAACATATTACCTACTGCTTTTAAATTCATAGTGAATGAACCACCTGAAGACTTTAATTCTTTTTCAGCGATTGCCATATTAGAATCTAAATTTTCAGCGATTTGCTCACCGATTGATTTGGTAGA